AAATTTAAAGGATAACAATATTTAATATGATTTTCATATTGGTATATTGCTTGATAAACCGTTTCGTCGTCGATATTTACAAATCTTGAACCAACATCTACAACTGCTTTAATTGTGTAATATTCTCCTAATTGAAAACCTATTAATAAACCCAATACTAATCCAACAACTAATCCAACAATAATTATAAAACCCCTCTTTTTACCCTCTATACTTATTTTGTCTATCATTCTGTTCCACCATATTCTTGTTCTATTGCTGTCAAATCCTCAGAAGACAACATTGCCCCAGCTTGAAGTGCTGTCCTAATCCTTTGTCCATATAATTCTGCTAATCCACCGGGTTCTAAAAATATATCCATTCTTGCTAATTGCTCTGTCCCATCTTCCATAAAAGAATTTAAGTTTCCTTGTGTTTCTAATTTAAGTTGTTCTCTTGCCCTATAAACTTCTGCTAATTGTTGGTTATAAGCATCTATATATTTATCTGCATTAGATGGGTCTTGAGTTGTAAGCATAGCTAATTGTCTCATAACACCTCTTGCTTGGTCTACCCTTTTAGTCGATGCTGATATTTCGCCCCTTTGTTGTTTTTTAATATTAGATAATGTATTAGAATAAAGTCCTCTAATTGCTCCTGCGGATAGTCCAATCAATGCACCGGGAAGAGCCCCAACTCCTGCCCCTGCTACTGCTCCTATCCCTGCTCCTGCTCCCAATCCTGCAATAGCACTTGGGATAACACCCTGAACAATACCCGCTGTTAATGCTTGTCCATAATCTATTGGAGCTTCTTTTGCTCCCTGTATATATTGCATTTGTTCTGGAGTTAATTCTCCTATTCTTTGAGCTTCTAAAACCGCTTTTCTTCTTTCTCCTGATGCTTGAGCTTGTTCTTCCATTAATAATTCGCTTGGGCTATAGTCTTTTGCTTGTTTTTGTGCAACTTCAGATGGGACAGATTTATAAGGGACACCCTCAATAATTTTTATTTTATCATCTTCTTTAGATTTCTCAGCTAATTTTTCCATAGCTAAAGGGTCGCTTGAAATTTTCGCTTTTTGATAATCTGTGATAGGTGGTAATTTTGCATCTTTTATAACTCCTTCTTCTGTTCTTTGACCCTCTGCTATTCTTCTCTCTTCATATTCATTTTTTTTCTTTTTTGCCATTATTCTGTCCTCGTCGCTGTTGCCTGCATTTCATTAGGTTGAAAACTTGTTTGTCCTGTGTTCTTTGCTTCACTCTCTTGCATAACTCCACCTAAACTAACAGGTCTATTAAATTTAAGTTTGAGTCCTAATTGGTTCCATAAATCTTGTTCTAATAATACTTGCTCATTTGTATAAATTGGCTCAAAAGTGAGATAACCAACTTTAGACGCCGCTTCTGTATAATCTTGTGATGTTGCAATTACTCTTGGAACCCCTACTGCTTGATAAAAAAAGTTTTCTAAATATTGTATCCATGCTAATCTGTCTTTAGGATTTATATTGCTATCTTTTAATTCTGCTAAATCTTTGGGCAAAACTAACATCTCTCCATTCTTAACTGCGTTTTGATATTGTGTTTTTATTTCATTTATTTTTTGAGTGTTATCAGTATCGACATATAAAACCCCCAATGCTAATTCTCTATGCTTAATTTTTCTCTCATCAACCATAGCTTCATTTCTTGCATCTATTACCCATTTGCATGCATCAATAACAGAAGTCCCGTGTATCTCATCACTTATACGATTATTACATAAATGCAAAATATCCTCTTTATTAAATTTATCAAATTGTCCGTCTGCTCTCCTTACTTCATATCTTTTAATCATTCCTTTTCCATCGACGACAATTTTCATTCTCTCCGGAGAGATAGGTTTTAAATTTATTAATTTTCCATCTTTTCTTATAATTTCTGCAAAAGCATCTCCTACAACTTTTTTCATAACTATTAAACCTTGAAGAATTGAACTTATTGTATCTTCTCCCCATCCCTGAACATGCTCTAATAAAAGTTTTGTATATAAATCTGTTTCAAATCCTTTCCCTGCTGTCCATATAGCTAAACAATCAATCGCAGTTTTTAATTCCGGGATATTAAAATAATAACCTAAGTTTTTAGTTGCATCTGGGAAAGTCCACTCTGTCTCTTTTTGGCTTCCTGCATAGTCAGTAACTTTGCTGTCTACCTCATAATCATCTACTTGATTATCTAAATCTGTTGTTGTGCTTGCTGTTGCTCTATACATTCCCATTTTATAAATCTAATTTAAAAGGTATATTTAATTGTAATAAACTACTCGTATGTGTTGGTGTTCCTGTGCTTCTATTCTTTGGGTCATGCAATAAGGTCACTGGAAAATTACCTGAGTCTGTTTTTTTACCCCAAACTTCTACTGAAGCTCTTAATATCTCTCCTTTTTTAAAATGCACTAATTCATCAATAACTAATGGGATATTACAATAATCCTCTGCTGAACCATCCCCTGTTGCAACAGCGAAAGTTTCTGTCTGAGCAGATGCTATCTCTGTTTCTGTTGTTCCATCCCAATGTCTTAATTTTACTTTTCCATAAACCTCTCCTGCCTGTGATGCTGCCCCAGTCCCACCTATCCCTAATGTAGCTATTGCTGTTCCTAACATATTTCTTGGGCTATTAAATTTTGATAAATCAAAATCTAAATCTAAACATAAACTAAATCCTGCTGTTGTGGAAGTCCCATTTGTTTGTAAATCATTAGAATAAATGCTCTCTGTTGTTAGTCCATAAGTTGTAGTTGCCCCTGATACAGAATTATAACCATAAAAAACTATTATTCCGGTTCCCTCTGCAACATCAATATAATCATAACTTACTAAATCTCTTTCTCCAACATTTCTATAAACTCTATTGACTGGCATTACTCTATCTCCTGAAATTGCTTCTCTCTTAAATCTTTTATTATTGTGTCTGAATTATCTTTTAAAACATCCAGCATAGTTTGGGCTTCTAATTTAGAGGTATAACCTGACATGTCATAATTAATTATTTTCATAGCAATTAAATCAGAGGTTACATCTATTAAAGCACCCGAAATTCTGTCATTTCCTGCACCTGATGAAATCCAGTCTTTTTTAGTTTTCATACACACAACTCCTTCTACTTGGTCACTAAAATCTGCTAATGCCTGACCTGAAATAATAATATTAGAATTTGCATTACCGCCTGCTTTTCTTATTGCTTGCCCTGATGTGCATAAAGTCCAACTCATTTTAAATTAACCTTTAATTCCTCTATTTTTTTAACTAATAAATCTAATAATTCTCCTAAGGCAAATGTATCATCAGAAATAGTTATCCTTTTAGGGTCTGGAAAAAGGTCATTTTCTTGTTTTGAAATATATTTTTCTTGAAATTTCATAGTCTAATAGTGTCTATCCTTATATTTAAATTTTTGTATTTCACACACCAAGCCGCCCTAATCAATCCCTCTGCTATATGTGTGTAATTTCCAAATATTTTTAAATGGCGTCTTCCTAAATTGTCGCTTGTATATTCATATTGAACAGATTTTAAACTCTGAAAAATTTCAGGGTCATCTAAAAATTCTATTTCTCCTCTCTCCATTAATCCTAAAAGATTGTTATACAGAACCTCTTTAAAAATTCTTGTTTTTGTTTTATCTTTAAAATCTATCATCCTTTTAGAGTTATTTATTGATATTGTTTTTCGTCTTGTTTGTTCTTCTTCTATTAAAAAATCAAAAACCCCTACCCCTATACCCTCATCATCTATAAAGATTTTATCAAAATTATAAAATTTATCTAAAGTAATTATGTGATTTGTTGTTTGATTTAACATTGTTTTTCTTGTAACTTGATTATCAATTTGAACAACCCTTTTATTTTTAGTCATTTGCACTATTTCAAAAGTGCTTTCATCCAGGCCCAATCTTGCTATATCTACACCGAGAAATAAATTCTGTTTATCTACAACTTTAGGTCTTTTTAGTCTCATACATTTTAAAATTAGTTGGTCTGGAAAGAATTGAACTAAATCATCTACAAATTCCCCTAAATATTCTTGAGCATATTCTCTTTTGCTCATTCTTTCCTTTTCTGCTTTTAAAAAATCCTTATCTATTCTCTCACATTCTTCGCTCGAAACATGCCAAGTTTTAAAATTTTCATTTCTAAAGCATCTCGCAAAATAGCCCTCTCTCCCAAAAGGTGTGGATAATAACACAATTCTCGCCCCCTGCTTTGTTCTTGTTGCTATCATAGGCGTGACAGCACTCCAAACTTCCTCTGGAATAAAGGCAGCTTCATCTGCAATTAATAAATCAATAGTATATCCTCTAATTCCTCTCCCTGAAAGCCCTGTTGGTAAGCAATATATCTTCGAGCCGTTTTTTAATTGGATTTTGCTCTTTGTTGGTCTATCTTTGCCCATTTTTATCATTTTCGGTGCTTTATCCTCTAAATAACCTAAAACCTTATCAAAAAGAAGAAATGCCTGTCTTTCAACAGAAGCAATGACCAAAATCGTTTTATTTGAGTGTTTTCTCGCAAAATCCCCTGCATAAATCGATATAATCGTGCTTTTCCCAACCTGTCTGCCTGACCTTAAGGCAATATTCCCTTCATAATTTAGAATTTCTTTTTGCCAATTATCTAATCTGAGTGTGTTAAAGTTTCCCATTTGTCTAATATTCGTTTAGTTTGTTCTGGTCTATTTCTTAACATCCAAACAAAAAAAGCAATAGGGTTTTGATGTGCTGAAATTTCTCTTGAAAATCTATGGTGAAGAGGGCAGAGAGTAACCCCATTATCTAAGTCGTGACTTAGTTCGTGATTCTCTCTTGGGAAAAGGTGATGTGAATTAAGTCGTATTGTAGATGAGCAGATAATACATTGGATATTGTCCCTTATTTTGACATTACTTGCCCATTCCTTATCTTCTGCTGTTACTTTTCTGCGTCCTCTCATATTTTATATGTGTAGAAGACTATTTATAAATTTTTTGGTATTTTAAAAAATTTGTCTGAGAGTACCCCCCCC